CATAACAATCTTAAAACTTGCCATCGGACTAATGCCTATGTGCTGATTGTTGCTTGGTGTTAAGTAAGGATCATCTGGAGACACGATCACAGAGTTAGCAAGTACTGTTGCAGGTGGAAAGGCAAAAGTCTGCCACTTAGCGTTATCGACTAAAGCCGTTGCTAGTGTCGTTCTGAGAGTAGTGATAGCAACTGGCATTATCCCACCATCGAGCGAGGGTCTAGTGCATGTGCGATCAATCCTCGCACCTTAGCGAGAAGCTGTGCGCTCATTCGGTAAGGGCTTGGCTGGAAATCGACAGCATTAGATCCACTGAGAGTAGCGGTTCGTGCTTGCCAGATTTCAACAGATATCATTAAAGCTGCTTGCTGCACTGCTGTGTCCGCTGTCCAGTCTGTGTAAGTCTCGCCTGTTACTGTGCCAAAAGGCTCAATAGGATGTTTAGCCTGTTCGACTGTGTGAGTCGTAGTTACTGAAATTGAATAAGCACCGACTGCTGTGATTGTTTTAGATCCATTGTACTTAGTGCCTGAATTGGCAATAGTTACAGTTTGTCCAACATAAAAAATCTCTGTTACTGGAATGTCAAAATATAAAGTGCCGGTGCCAACAATATTGCTATGAGCTACTGGAAACCATTTAGGAGCCCAAAGCATTGGAAGTAGGACTGCATCCGATGCGTCACACACTTCCTGCAAGGTTGCATCTGGATACAAAGTACCGACACCGAGAGTGCTTCGGAGTTCTGCGACTGTTGTAAGTGCCATGTGCAATCCTTTCTAAAGACTCTGGGGAGTAGAGGGCTACTACTCCCCAGAGCGACTTAAATGGGCTTACGCCTTGTTATTCTTGAATGCGCCTGCGCCGACCTTAGTAGCGATTGCTCCAAAGCCGTAGTAGCCGATTGTTACCTGTCCTGCTGCAGTTGATTCTGCGCGTAGGCGGTATGTTGGTGACTCGTACCATGTGTACGCATCTGGGTTCACGATAAGGATTGTGCCATCGCCATCGCCAGCGTTTGTTGGATCTACATAGAGGTTAAGTCCTGCAACATTACCTGTTAGTGATGTTGGTGCTACTTGACCGCCAGCGTTCATTGGCTGTGATGCTGTGTAGATTGGGCGTCCTGCATCGTTCAATGACATGATGTTAGACCATTGTCCAGTTGATACGACCATGTTGCGAGCGAAAGGATTTGGTAGTCCTGCTGTTGCTGCGTAAACAGAAGCTGATCCGCGAGCGACAATGCCTAGCAATTCTGCTGCTGTTGGATATGTAACTGTAGTAGTTGCATCTGCTGTTGCGCCTGCAATAAGAGCAGCGTTTACTGCTGCGTTTGTTGTCTTTGCGTAAGCTGCTGCCATGTTGCGCACTAGCTCATCAAAGAATGCTGGAGATGTACGATCTAGCAATTCAACAGAGAATGTCTGCTGTCCAGCGTACTTCTTTACTGATACTGATAGGAATGCTGCATTCTGATCTGTGTCAGAAAATGCTGCGCCTTCATTTGTCTCTGCAACAGTAGGCATTGCAGTGATCTTTGGAATCTCGAAAGTCATACCTGCATCTGGAAGCACTCCGCGAGAGATTGCATCGATTGATGGGCGGATTGTAGTTCCGAGTGGGTTGATGATTTCAGATAGTTGGCGTGTTGGAACAAGTCCTGCGTTATCTGTGGTGTCATCTGCTGCTAGTAGGTATTGACGAGCTGACTCATCACCTAGTGCTGCACGGATTGTGTTTTCTGCATACTTAGCTGCAGTGATTTCAATGCGTGGCTTTGTGAAGTATGCTGCTGAAACAGTTGGGCGAGCAGCTTCGACCGCTGGTGCTTCAACTGGTGTTGCTTCGACTGCTGGTGTGGTGTTTTCCACGGCTGTCTCGCTTTCTGTTGGTTGGGTTGATTCTTCTGCATCAGATTCTTCTGCTGCAATATCAGTAACCTGAGCAGACTTGAATGCTGGCTCTGTTACTAAACTTACTTCGACCAAGCGAGCAGCGGATACATAAGTTACGCCATCCTTGATCTTTGACTTGAGGACCTCTGCACCGATTGACAGACCGCTCTGCAATCCCTCTTCTGCAAGGATTAGAGCTTCTGTACCGCGCTGTGACCGACTGATAGAAAAGACTGCATCGATTGAGTTCTCTGACTCGCTAAATGAAACCATGCGACCTAGAGGCTTTTTAGTATCGTGCTGGCTTAACAATTTGATTGCTTTAGGATCTGCAATATCAATAGATCCAGAGGCGAAGATTACCTTGCCCATATTGGTAGATCCTGCTTCTACATTGAGAGGCACGATCTTGCCTGATACTGTGCGACTTGCTGAATCTGCTGTGAGATCAGCTGAGAAAGTGATTACTTGATTCATTCTAGACCATTGTTTCCGTTAGGTGTTAGATCAGTCATTTCCATCGCTTGTTCTGGAGTAATCAGATTAAGCGTAAGCAGTTTTTCAATTACTGCTAATTCTTGCATTGGATCTGTACGCAGGAAATTTTTATCAATGTCAAACTTCACTACATTCCCGCGAGCAGTAATGTCATCCATCGACAAGCGATCTTCAATAGCAGTAATGAAAGGCTGTAAAGATAGTGTTAAGAATTGCTTGCGCTCATCCTGCACATTGGCATAAGTCATAGAGTTATTCTGATCTGCTGAAACATAGTAAGCAGGTACATTGCACAATCTGGCGCATTCGGTTGCGAGGTTAAAAATTGCTTCCCCGTACATCATATCTTTAGGTGAGAATGAAACTGGGTTATACTCGAGGGTAGATGTTAAATAAGCAGTTGAACGATTAGTGCGAGCATTCTTCCATGATGCTAGCAATCCTTGAACCTCTTTAGGATCTAGATCAGCACCAGTATTCTTGATGTAGCCAGTTGCCATTGGAGTTGCTGCTGCAATTGCTGCTGCTTTCTGAACATCAATAGCTGCGCGAATTGTCGAAACACCAGTATTGAGGATGCCATCACTTAATGATTGGAATGTGACAAGAGATCCCAAGCCGTCCATCGGTAATGTAGTGCCATCGACTGCATAAGATTTAACAAATGTGTTAGTGCTGTCTAGTGTTGCAGTTACTCGATGGTTAGCAATCCACTCAAAGCGAGAAGGGCGACCATCCTCAGAATAAACTTCAACGACTTGCCAGAAGGCTTGACCATAAAATAGAAGTGAATCAACAGTCCATGCAATCGTTACGGATCGTGGCTGTGAATATGAAGGCTGCTCTAACCACGCAGGTGAGCCAAGTTCTTCATTAGTAGATTTCTTGTAAAGCTCTAAAGGAATTGCTCCGATTGTGCCAGCCAAAAGATTGCGGCATCTTGCTAAAGCAGGAACAGACATCGCTTCTGTTCTGCCTACAAAGGCATATTGGAAAGGCATTGCATAAGGTGAGTACTCACCAAGCACCTGAGGTGCGGATTGAGCTTGTAATTGTGGCTTAGGTTCAAGCCCGAATGTCTGCAAGATTCTACCCATAGACAGAAAGTGTAGCATTTGTCAAGCAATTAGACAATGTGCTATGGGTGTGTCTAAGTATAAATCTGAGGCTTTGGCTGAGGGATCATTAACTTAGAAACTACCATCGCCAAGCCAATAGGGGCTGAGATATCTCCAGCACTCTTTCGCTTGATGATGCGCCATGCAGAATCGTTTACCTTAGCTGCACAGTTATTCATCTGCTGGATCAGTTCAGCCATGCCATTGTGCACGACTCGATGATTGACCAATCCTTCTAATAGATCTCCGCAGGCTTTATAGAATTGCTGACCAGAGACATCCTCGGTAATTACTCCAGCATTGGCAAGGCGATCTGCAATTGTCTGCGTGGCGTACTTGTCATAGCAAACTAGGCGAGGCTTATAAATGTCGCACCATGCCTTTATACTTGCTGCCATCTTTAACTCATCGATGGCGACTTGAGAGCTGTAAGTCTCCAGAATTCCGATGCCAATCCTCCCATCTGGGAGTAGCTGTCCTGCGACCAATGATCCGTTCCTGCGTGAAGGACTGACATCGAAACCGAATACAGTATAAGCCCCAGCGCTCATTTCAAGCGTGCTATCGGATGTGTCCTCAAGGATTCCGTGAGGCCAAGGGCTACTTAACGAATCGATCCACTGACAAAGTGTCTCTGTGCGCGTATTTTCAATCGGTGAAGTAGCAATCGCCTCTTCAATTGCCTCTTCTGTGATGGTGTATCCCAAAGAGGGGTTAGCCAGAGCCCATGCATCTCGGTCTGTTATCTTGCAGTACTGGGGTGCTGAGTACTCATAGAATCCAAAAGACTTGGGTGGGTAGTCGATAGCTCTTTCTCGTAGGTCGTTGAGTACAGTGCTGAAAGCGTCTCCCGCATTAGAGGTAAGTAGCGTCTGAGAATTTGGGTGAGCTCTAGTTGTAGGAGTAGCAGCCCTAAATCCATCTTCTGTGATCTCTCGGACTTCATCGATGTAGAGCAATCCATTGACTGATCTACCGCGAGAGCCGTCTCTAGTTGCTGCAACAACATCGAGCCTTGCTCCAGATAGCATCTCAATTGACTCTGTGCCGTTGGCGTGTCTGATTTGTTTAACGAATCCTTTAAGGTGGTCATTGGTCTCCAGTAGGTGAGTGACTTGTCGGAAGGTGTCTAAAGCCATGCTTCGATTAGAGCTCATGATAAGCACATTGGTATTCCACTTAATCAAGTGAGCAAGGATCAACATACGCGCCAGATGTGTCTTGCCGTTCTGTCTGGCTACCAGAATGAGGTTAGTCTTACGAATCCACATACCTTTTTTGTCCACAGTGAGCATGTCCTTAAGCACGAACTCCTGCCAAGGCATGAGATCCATCTTGACGATAGCGCAGAGGTCTTTGACATCTTGCAGCTTGTTTTCGCCCTTGAGAAGTGGACTATGAAGCCGTGGCTTGGTTGCCCCTCGTAGGGCTTTGGGCTTTCTGGGCTTAGTTGTCATTGACTCGGATCAGGTCGGGTCTTAAAGGGACTGTCCAGCATCGTCTCGGACTGCATCGGGGAGATATAGTCGAGAAAGACAGGGGGGGTAGCCGTCTGTGCTAAAAAAACACCCTCATTGAGCGCACCCTTGCGCAGGTTGCATGACTTGCACAACACTCTTAGATTATCAAGGCTATGATCTCCACCTGCCTTGCGTGGAATGATGTGATCGATGTGCATTTCACCCTCATCTGTACCACACAATTGACAAGCTCTACCATCACGCATGAACACACGCTCTCGCTGTTCTCGATAGCGCCTGCTGTTCAGCTTGTCTAATGCCATCCCTTGGCCTTCCAATGTGCAAGGGCTATGCATGGTTCTCCATACCTATGCCCTATGTACTTCAATCCCCATTGTATCTGTTTATAACCATCAACCCTAGATAGATACTCACTGCGCCCTTGAGGAATACCATGGTGTGATCCATTACGAGCTAAGGGTCTCCAGTTGCTTTCCTTTGTATAGAGCTTATCTAAACACTTAAACTCTTTATAGTTATAGCCTAATGAATGTAAAGCATATTCTTTATAGCTTACATATTGCACTGGTTTAGAGCCACCTGCATCAGGCATAATGCATAGAGATATCCCAATAGCTACTAGCACCCCGCGACCTACCCGCCTCAGCGGGTCGCGGTGAGCCTTTGATAGGCTCTGCGCCGTTAGCGTACCATCGATGTCAAATCCATTTGTGAAAGTCCTGCTCAG